ATGCATAGGGGGTGGGTAATTTGCGAAGACCCCCCCTCCCTATGTCGCAGCAGTTAAAAGACCGCCACGTCGCCTGTATAATCTTTCAACTTATTATTTAACAACAAAAAACTTTCAACTTATTATTTAACAACAATAAAAACTTTAATAAATTTTAATCTAAGATAAGTTAAAATTATTTTTTTAATTTCACATAAATATTCATGAAATCATGTTCAATTATTTCGTCAATTGCTCTTTCAACTTCTTCAAAGTTTTCTTTTTCTGTGAACTGGTCTGAAGTTTGCGCTATCCTACCTAGGTAAGCACATGAATTGTAACCATGTTGCACATCAAACATGAACCAATTCTTGAAGTCATCGAAAGGATCATAAGGATTGTCGATTGTACTTAACATTATTCTCATACTTATTTATCTCCTTTCATGTACTTAACTATTGTAGATGTAGATACGCCTAACTTCTTAGCTATCTGCTCATTAGTATACCCTGAAGCCTTAAGTGTAGCTATATGGTTAATCTTAGCAGTAGATAGTTTATTAGTTGATCTAGGCATAGCCATTTGTTTTACTGTATCCATGTTAGCATTGTTTAATATTTGTTGTAGCTTATTAGTACTTATAGCACCGGCTTGTATAGCTTCCCATTCCCTCTCTGAGATCTCTATCATTTCCTTCTTAGCTCCAACTTGTCTTCTTGCTTTATCTAAAGCTTGTTGTCCTGCTTTCTTTAATTCTTTTTTAGTCATGTCTGGGTTAGCCGCCTTCTTAGCTTGGACAGTGGCATTAGCTATAGTCTGTGCCTGTCTTTCTTTAGGGGCGTTCTTTAGGGCTACGTTAAGGGCAGCGTTTAATCTGTCTACCTCTGGGGCATACTTTTGCTTAGCATCCGGGGAGTATGGAATGTCTTTCATATTCACCATAGCTTTACGTGCCTCGTTACCTAGAGCCTTCATCTTATTAGCATACTCTGCATATGCTATCTCTTTAGGGTTTCTTGACTTACTTACTAATGTGAATGCATCATCTGTCTCATACATCTTAGTACTTCTTTGCATCTTAGTTACAGTCTTAGTTACTTCTTTACCTGACTTAGTAGTGTAAGTCTTATCATATGTTGGGTCGTCTACTGTCTTCCATGTTTGTTTTCCTGTCTCAGGATCTATGATAGGAGAACCTTGTCTCTTAACAACAGATGTCTCAGAACTAGCACGAGATATGATTGTACCTGCACCTTCTCTGTACTTACCATTCTCATCTATGTGTCCTTGGTATTTTCTCTTAAGTTCGGCTATGTTGTTATCTTTCTCACTTTGTTTATAGTTAAGCTTATGTTTACCTGCATCTATAACAACCATTGAATGCTTAACAGCTCTTGCTAACTCATCATCTGATGCTCCGAATAATGTCATATCTGTTATTAAGTTAGAAATTTTACCCATCTCTACTTGAGTACTATCAGAAGTCTTAGTCTTCATGTACTTCATTCCTGGTATCTCAGGGTATTCCATCTTAGGATCGAATCCTTCTAATGCTTTTAATGGTGGTTTATTAGATACACTAACATTACCTTTACCTGTAGGTATAACCATAACTGTATCTCCATCAAAGTCTGCTCCTGATAAACGTTCTGCAACTTTAGAGTTTATACATACAGCATCTAATGGATTCTTACCTATCATTTTAGCAGCGTCTGCTTGTTTATTATTAACAGTTAGGATAGGTATTTCAAATAGTCCTCCATGAGGATATCTTACTAAAGCAACCTTAGTTCCATCTTCATAGTTAGGTGCGTATACTTCGTTGTCTTTCATTGAAGGTACAGGAAGTATTACTTGGTACTTCTGTCCTGGTAGTGCTGCAGCTTGAAGGTGTACAGCGGAAGAGTCGCAGTCGTCTGCGAATGATTTTAATAAAGCTTTCTTAACTGTAGGATTTGTTAATGACATGATTTCATCGAACTCAGCTTGCTTATCAGCTTGTGCTAATCCTAATTGTTGTTTAACTAATTTAAGGTTTTGCTTAGATAGGAATTGTGAAGGAAGTTTATCTGCCCATTCACCCCAGTCTCCTTCTTCTGCTCTTTTGTTTATTAATGATAACTTCTTATTACCATCTTTGTCTGTGTAGAAACTTTGTCCATCAGCTTTGATTAAAGAACCAAATGGATTATCTGGGTCATCTTTTATAGGTTTTAGTACTTCCATTTTAGATTTGTCTTTTGTTTTGTTAGTGTTGAACATTACGTCTACACCTTTTGGTAGGTCATCAGAATATACAGCCATTCCTTTAATATAATGAGAACCATCGACCATTATACGAACTTGCGCATAATTAGATCCGCCAAGATCTAGGTCTTTACAACCTCTTCTTATTTCAACAAGTCCATCTTTTTCTATTCCTCCATCCTCAGCATATCTTATTGCTAATCTCTTAGAATCTAAAGAAGCTGGGTAATGGAATGTTTCAAATGTTTGTCCACCATCATGTGAATGGTATTCTGATATAGAATGAACGTTAGCATAGTCATAAATATCTTTGTGTTCTTTATCTGGAGCTGCTAATACTTTAAGGTTAGTTTGTTTACCTGGGTTGTTAACTTGTGCTACACCTCCACCGTATACATGATAGCCTTCCATTTCTAACATATATAAAGCTTGGTTTAACTTCTCTTTAGATATACCTAATTCTCTCTCAACACCAGTACCAACATCTATCATACCTTTTTCTTCTATTTGTTTTCTTAAGAAGTCAGCAGTCTTTTCAGCTTGTTTCATTCTGCTTTCTGATTCAGCGTTTAATAAACTTCTTACTGAAGAGTCATTAGAATATCCCATTTGTTTAGCTATCTCATTTAGAGAATATCCTTGGTCTCTTAGGTCTTTAGCTATCTCAACTTCTACAGCTCTATGACCATCTTTAATCATAGTCTTTTGAAGTCTTACTTTAGTTGTTGTAGTTCCTAGAGCATCTGCTATTTCTTTTTCTGATTTACCTTGTTTAGTCATATCATTTATAACTGCAAATGATTTCTCTATTTTAAACTGTTCCATTGTTAATCCCATAGATTTAGCTATGTCTTCATCACTAACTCCATTATCTACCATATATTGAACTCTTGATAAGAAGTCTGTACAATGTTGATAAGGGTCTTTCCCTGAACCCCAAGGGTAACGCCCTGAACGTCTAGGCATTCCATAATGCATTAATTCATTAATATCTGGTTTGTTTTCATAAGCCATAAGCTTATTCCCCCTCTATTTTTAATTTCTCAATAACTTTATCGAACGTTATGATTTTGTCCATTATCGGAAGAATATCATCGGCTGTAGGGTTATAGACTACTATTTCATTATTTTGGTATATCCTTAATTCCATATCAATATTTCCTGGTTTCATCTTATACTCTAAACAGAATAAAGCCGCATATATTTCTAATTGTTCCATATGCGCTTTAGTAACTCCTGTTTTTAAATCGTGTATACGCAACAAGTTATTTCTAAATATAATAGCATCCGCTGTACCAAAGCAGTTGTCAGAATAATATAATACTTGTTCTGGATTCATCTTAAAGCCTATCGCATCGTTGACATACATGTTTAATGTCTTTTGTGATTTAGGTAACTTTTGTCCAAGTGTTATACACTGTGCCGCGAAGTCGTGTAATATGGTTCCTTTCATTGTAGCTTGGTGTCTAGTATAAGATTCTACAAGTTTATCAGAGTCATAGTTAATCCAATGGTATTTGCTCGCTCCTAAGAATGCATGCTTACCTTCTAGAGAATAATGTTTGTTGAAGTTCATATAATACCTCCTCTTTATTTTCAGGATATATAAAACTTGCATAAGACATTTCATCCATAAGTTCAACATAGTATTCTTGATTCGGCCTGTGAGATGCAGTCTCCGATTTCTTCACCTCTAAGGCAGCCCACTTGTCTCTGTATAATATCAATAGGTCTGGTATACCCTGAATGTAGCTCGAATCATTTTTCATAATGATACAGCCTTTAAATATCTGTTTTAATTCTTTTATAAGTCTAGCTTGGAAATCTCTTTCTAACTTAGACATTATAAGTTCCCCCCCTTTCAAATATAAAAAGAAAGAGACTGAGTATTATGCCGTCAACCTATTCCGCACTGTTAGTAGGCGTATGACGTACTATCGTTAACTCAGTCTCCAAATATTAGGGAGGTAATATTATGATCCTCCTCTAATCCTTTCGCTACGCTCAGCGAAAATAAAGAGAGAAGGAATCTCTTCCTTTATAATACTCCAAACGGAATATCATTTCTCTCCTCATAAAAGGGCATGTATTTTTCGCGTGCCCAAAGATAAAAGAAAAGGCCTAAGCCTCTCCTTTATCTGTTAAGTCAACTAATTCATCTAATATTTCATTTGTTTCCTCTATGATCTTATCTACTGCTTCATTATTATCAAGCATAGCTTTCTTACATTTACAATGTGCATATATAGCAAATCCAAATCCTGCTACACATTCTATTGCTCCTATAACTAAACCAGCTTTTTCTAATTTACTCATATCTTTAAACATAAAGTTACCTCCTAAAATATAAATTTATTATTCTTTCATAATAGCACTTGTAAATTTCGCGTAAAAAGAAAAGCCCATGTAAGGGCTAAATTTCATCTTCTAATTTTGATAATAACTTCTTTGCATCATGCTTATTAACTCTTAGTTCTAATTCTGTTTTGATAACTACATCGCCATCAACATAAGTGAACTTTAGTTTGTCTAATTCAAGCTCTGTATCAATCTCGAATTGTTTCTTAATAAATTTCACTATTAGTTTAGACGCTATCTTTCTCATCCATCTTGAACCTAAGTTTAATTTCATTTCATCCATAAAATATCATCTCCTTTTCATAAAGGGACATGTATTCTACGCGTGTCTCCATAAGTCTCTATCAACATAGCAAATGTCAAATCTATGTGTTTCGCTTATACTATTCCAAGTGTAGTTAACTTTCACCACTACATACTTCTCTTTGTAAATATCAACTTGTAAATTAGCGAAGTCTAAGTCTCTGCTCTCTATAGTCTTGTGTTTCATGCATCTCAACCTCCTTCAAAATATCAATTTGTGGGCTCGGGTCAAAAGCCCGGTTTTGTTTGCCCTATTCTATATATTTATTAAACTTTTTATCACAATTAATAAGAGAAAAAAATGGGTTTTTGACCCAAATGGGTATTTTACCCACTTTTTAAAAATATCTAAAAATGCCTCAACCCCAGTAATTGCAACGGTTTCAGCGTTTTTAAAAAGTGTACCAATCTTCTCAAAAATGGCTATTTCGTGGCCCGTTTTTACTTTTCAGTTTTGGCCCAAAGCCCAGTTTTTTTGGGCCAAAGTCGTACTTACAAGCTTCAAAAAGTGTACCAATCTTTAAAAACCCAAAAATAAACGGGCCAAACCCAATTTGGTCAAAACTAAAATGGGCCAGCATATCGTAAATTCCACAAACAATTATTAGTTTTATCGCCGTCGATATGCTTTATATAACGACTGCTACATACGTCTGGATGAAAAGCTTGCATCATTAATTTATGAATATAATAACGCTCACCATCAAGTCGTACTCTATAATAACCACGATTCATCGATGGCTTCACTAAAATATCAGTACCGATATATCGAACCTCTCCGTATGTGTTTATCTCGAAATCGGGATGCTCAGGAATAACCACCCAAAGTTCACCCATATGTTTCACCTCCTTTAAAATAAAAATAAGAGCCCTTGTAAGGCTCTTAAGAGTTATCTTGCTTCTATTTCTTGTACTTGTATTTTTAAATTTCCTCTGTACATTAAATCATAATCTTCTATTAATGCTTTAACTCTTACATTTGTTCCAGGTCTTAAACCTGCTATTTTATAAGTTGCTATATCTCTTGTTACTATTGTTACTCCTAGGTAATTATAAACATCATTACCGTCATAGTCGCCTGCTGCTAGTCCCATTTCACTTCTAGTGCTGTATTTTTCACTGTTCCATATATCCACAACATAAGCGTCAAACTCAACTTCTTGGTAGTTTTCTAAAGTATTATTGAAATAATTCTCGTATTCTTCACCATCAAGGCTAGCTGTCATAAAGTGTTTAAATTCTTCGTTGTTCTCAAATGTTATCACTTTATCTTCAACTATTTCCTCTTCAGGTTCTTCTACTATTTCTTCCTCTAATGTTTCTTCAGGTTCTTCCACCATTTCCTCTTGTTTAGTTTCAACTTCTTCTATTGTAGTATCTTCCATTGTGTCCTCACAACCTACTAATGTTAATCCTAACATCATTGCTACTGCTAATCCTAATAATTTTTTCATAATAAAACCTCCTAAAATTTTTTATATAGTCTTTCATAATAGGGTATGTTATTTTCGCGTACGTAAGAACCTTGATAAAAAGAAAAGGCCTAGTGGCCTAGAATATCAATTTAACTAATGCTTTAATTGCTGCTGTAGTTGCTGTTACTAATACTTCTACAACGTTACAATTATCGTCATAAGCTTGTTGATCCTCTATACGTCCATAAAGTGCCTTTTGCTCTTCGTAACTCATATTATCTAATTCTTCATATAAACTTTTTCTAAACATACATATACCTCCAAATTATTTAATATTCTTTCATAATAGGACAAGTAATTTTCGCGCAAAAAGAAAAGGGCATGTAAGCCCTAGAAGATGATTCCTATCAATAACCAAGATAGAACACATAGTATTACAAATATCAATGCTGCCTCTGCTGCTATACCTAGAAGTCTTAGCATCTCAATTAACCTCCTTAGAATATCATATTAAATACAAATGAAGCAAATAGACAAGCAATATACATGGCAGAACATGTACAAAACCCTATCGCTAAGAAACAAGCTACAACCTCTATTAACTCTAATAAACTTCTCATAAAAACATCCTCCTATAATTCTAAATTATCTAATCTACGGTAACGTCCAGTAGCGCTTCTTTTCATCATAGTGTGTCTACGTCTTAATCGTCTTAATGTACCTTCTAAATGAAATATCAAGTCTTCGTCCTTATTTTCTTGTTTTGCTAACTTTAATAAGTCTTCTTGGTAAGAAATTCTATCTTCTAGTTCTCTTATTTCTAATTCCATCATTAACATTTCACGGTCAGTCATGATGACGCCTCCTATCTATAATTTAATTTATTTAAATATAAACCTAGCTCTATATCTAGTTGAGTTATTCTATTCTTAATTAACTCTTTTGTCTTAGGATCGTCCACCATTTCTAAACAAAGTTTTTGCTCTTCTATTTTAGCCTTTATCATTTTCACCATAACTATCATTGAACTTCTATCACTCATAATATCTCCTCCTATTTTATTATAAAGTTGTCTGGCATTTCTATTAGTATGTTTAACTCGTTTCTGTAATACTCAGGAACATTGTAATCATTACAACCAATCGCTTTAGCTTCACTATAGTCTGATAACCAGTGAGTCTTAGCAAAGAACTCTCTAACTGTGCAAGTGTCATCCATATTGTTAGGTTTACTTAAGTCATACTTAGATATCAATCCATACCCGTGTGAGTGTTTAGTCCAAATTCTTATAGTTTCATCTAAATCAACGTATAAACATAAATAATCAAATAGTGTCATAATATTTACCTCCTAATATATTAGTCTTCAAAATAATTATATGGTTTTCCAGTGTCATTCTCATAATCGCCATACATCAAACATGCTCCTATGCAATCCATAGCTAAACCTAAATCCATAAGAATATCATCTTTGTCGTCTCCGTCTTCCATTTCCATATTAATTTCCATATACTTTTTTTCTAATATTGCTAAATCACTTAATAATTCTGATAATTTTCTTTCCATATATACCAACCTTCTAATTTAATATTGAATAAATTAATAATGCTAATAATATCCAGCTCCCTATCATAAGCTTTCCTCCTATAGGTTTAAATATATATCTCTTCTATACCAATCGTTAGCAATATCGGCATGCAAGCTATCTATTACGTCCTCTTGTTTAGCCCATTTCAAGAATGAAGTATGCGTATCAATAGACTTAGTAAGTTCTTGTATACCTTCTTCCATGTATGGTTCAGCTAGAGAATTGTAATTATAACCTTCATCTAATAGTGCGTAGTAAATATCTCTCTTAAGTGCGTAAATGTATATACCGTTTAGCAACATATCTCTTTCTTTTTTAGTTCCTACACTAGGAAGAAATCCTGCTAAAATATCAACTCTGTCACTAGCTTCCTTAACTAATTTTCTTAATTCGTCTTTATTCATATTACATGTCTCCCTTACATTTTAAATATTCATCATTCCATAATCTTTTTATCTCCTCTTCGTATTTTTGGATGATTCTTCTAGCGGTATGCGGTTTAGTGTCTGTTAGTTTCCCTATATACACTGCATCTGATTGTTCCTCTCCCATTAAATTATCAACCCAGCAGCTGATTACTTTTTGGTGAGATTCTAGGCGTTTAGGGTAAGTGATGTTGTCTTTCACAACCTTTAGTGCTATTTTCATTAACTTGTCTTTCCATTCATTTACCACCATTTCGTCAAACATGTCGTACTTAGAAGATAGTAAGTCTCCTTTTGTTCCAGCATCTAAGCCGTCTTTACCTTCTACAGGTTCGTCTAAATATCCAGTAGCTGCTTCCATTCTATAACAAAGCTCTCTGTTCTCTTTTCCGTTTCTGTATTTTCTAAACTTAGTATTCATTATCTCAGTCTTTATAGCTAGTTTGTAATAGTTCAGGAATGAAGATTCTTCTTTTGTTGGGTCGAAGTTATTGAATGTTTTAAGAAAGGCTAAGCTCATATCGCCTAGCCCGTCTTCTATAGTTGTCATATGTTGGTTTCTTTTTAATTCATCTAAACCAAACTTGTAAGTTAATCTAAATATCTTATCCTTACAATCGTCTATCTCTTCAGCTGTTTTAGCATTTGTATATAGCTCTTTGATGTAGTCGTTTATTTTGTATCCTTTTGGTACTCTTATTAATTTTAATTCGTACATATGAATACCTCCTAATTTTTTAATTCTTTAAATAAGCAACGCACAAAGCAGCCAAATAAACAGAAGTCTAATATAACTAAACCAGCGTATAACATTTCATCAACCCCCCAATATTTTATAATCTACTTACCAAATATCTTTTTATGAACTTCTTCTTTGCTAGGATAAGCACCACAGCTATGTTTTTCTGGGCAATACATCTTATAAACGCATTGCGGTATTAGTAAGTCTGCGTATCTAGGTTCTACGTCTATAACAGCCTTTCTCATTAACTGTGCAACCTTTCTTATCGGCTCGTCAGCTCTTACACATAATCTCTTATGCATGAAGTTTATTAGTGCCTCCACTGTGAATCCCATTGTTAAGTTACAAGCTACACCTATTGGTAACATTGTTCTCATAATATCATTAGCCTTCTCGCCTTCTATGCCGTCATTTCTCAGCTCTCTTCTCACAAGCTTGTAGTGATTCTTACAACTGTTCTCGTAGTACTTGTAGTAAGTTTGTAATGTCTCACTCTCCATAGCTTTAGGTGGAATATAAATGCTAAAGTTGTCATCCATATCCACGTATCTTTGGCTTTGACAGTTTATAGCAGTACCAACACTGTGTCTCATAATTTGATCACAAGTATATCTAGGAGCGTGTATTCTGAATTTAAACATGTCTGCTCTACTTCCACTAGTATGTCCTTCTTTAAGGCAGCTGTAGCCAACCTTCTCAGCGAATTTCTCAGGTGTTTGGTAGCACTCACAAGCAAATATCCCGTGGTTTTTTATGAAGTTCTTAACTTCCTCAGGGTTTAATAGTTCAACAGTTATATCGTTTATAGTATACATAAATATCCTCCTTAATTTAGAAACCCACTACAGTGGTTTGATTTGTATTCTGTTTGTATCATTTTAATAAGTCTGTCACAAATATCTACTAGTATTACAGCACCTGTTATTCTAGCGCTTAGTGCGCATAATACTGTTATTGTCAAACAGTCTACTAAATTTATGTCTAATTCCATTTTCTTAAGAATATCTTTTGTTTCGCTAAGCTTATGATTGAAGAACCCTGAAGGGCTCGACACTAGTAGTTTGAAATCTTTATCTATATTGGAGTCTAGTATATTTAATATCAAGTTTACTATAGGAGCCACAACAACTGCCGGTAGTCCGAAGAAACTCAACAAGTCTGTAATAATTAGAGAAGGGCTAAGGTTTCTTAAAACTTTTTTACGCAAGATAATTTTATTATTTTTTGTCAGCACTTCCCTGTTTATTGTTAGCTTGTTAAATATCAAGGCTATCGGTATTGTTATAGCTCCGTACTTATCAATGTGTGTAATTATATCGAACCCTAGTAAGAATGTTACAAAGTCTACTGAGGTTTCTTTTTTCTTCTTTAGTATTTTGTTAATTTGGTTAATAGCAGCCGAAGCAATTACTATAGAGCCGTCTCTAAAAACCACACCAGAGATTAGTATGGTTAAAATATCTTTGTGTTTGTCTTCTAATTTAATGTCATGTTTAGCAAGAAGGTTATCTATAGTTCTAATTGCGATGTTTGTATTTAAGGCTGCTCTTAACAACTTTATTCCTCCTCTTCCTCTATTTCTTCCACGTGTACTATCTCACCTTTAGCCACTCTTTCCCAATAGTACTTACAATTTTCGCAATCTATTTCTAAATCGAAGTGCTCTTGAGTCATTATACATCTGATGCATTTTACATCGAACTCTTCAATTTTTCTCATTAAATATCTCCTTCCTTTCTGTTTATACTTTGTTCTGATTTGAATCCGTCAGGATATCTAGCTTTAAGTTTGTGTATGTTTAGTTTCATAACGTCGTCAAGTTCCCAATTCATTGCCGTACAGTATTCTGCTATAAACCATAGAAGGTCGCCTAATTCTTTTTTAGCATGCATCTCATCGAATTCGTGTCCTTGAAAAGCTTTTTGGTAAAGGCTGTTTAGTTCTCCTATTTCTCCTACCATTCCATGTAAAGCATGCATCTCCATTTCATAATCATAAAGAGCAGGGTTTATAGTTCTCCCTGCTAGTATTTGGTATTCGTTTCCTCTCATAAATATCAACCTCCTATAATCTTCCTAATAGCATTAGAAATAGCATACCGCAATATTTGAATCTATAAGGTTCCATGAGACACCTCCTATTCAATCTCTACTGTAGCTTGAGCGTAGTATTTATTGTTCTTAAAGTACTCTATGGTATTGAATTGGTAACTTATTGATTTAATCTTAACGTTGGCATCCATTCTTAAGTTTTCTATCTCTCTTTGTAATCCCCATATAGTATCAGCGTACATTTGTATTTTCATAAATATCAACCTCCTTATTCTTGATTATCTTCATCATACTTAACAGGTGTTCCATCTTCCATATAAACAAAATCTTGTTCGTATATATCAGCGTCATCTTCCATTATCTCGTCGTATAATTGAACTACCAATATAGCAAATACTAATCCAAATCCTGCTGCTATTATATATCCCATAAATATCTCTCCTTTATTTTCTTGGTCCTCTAACCTTTATTAATCTGTCTTCTAATTTTGCTAAAATATCTTCCACTGTTGCTCTTGTCTTTTTGCTTAGTCTGATTCCTTTCTTATGTTCGTTATACCAATCAAATATCTGATACAAGTCTCCTTTCTCCCAACCAAAAGACCACCAGTCACAAATCATTTCTATAATATAAGGGTAGTCCATATCCAGTACTGTTGAAGTTCCATCATCAAAGTGTAATATCCAGTATTGCCAATGATGAGGGTTACAGTGTCTGTGTTCTAGTTTAGCTCTTAAGAATCTTTGTTCTACTTCTTTAGTTCTCTCACCAAATACGTAATCATCATAAGCTTTGTATTCCCCGGGAATTGTCTTAGTGTCATCGTGAAAATCAATATACCATGCGTAATCATACCCAGGTATTAATACTTCAGGTAAACTCTTCTTGATCCAGAAGTAAGCCTTTCTAGTATTTGCTCTATGGCTAGCTAATAATTTATCGTACTCTATACTCATTTTACCCTCTCCTTTTAAATATCTATTCCTCTTTATTTTCCTCCTCTTCGTCCATTTCATAGCTCTTCATAAGCAAGTCTAAAATGTAATCTTTCTTGCAGTTCTCAGAATATCCATAAGGACATTCCCAACATTCTCTTTGTTTACAAAAGTGTCTAAAAGTTTTATGCATATCTGACACTAGTTCTCTTTCGGATTTTAATTTTCTTCTACTTCCCATTAGTTACCCTCCTATCAAAAATAAAAGAGGCATTGCTGCCCCTCTTAGTCAAAGAATTCATCTGTATCCTCATAATAGTCATATGTTCCAGATTCTGCGCTTACAAAATATGTTTGGTCATATTCATCAAAGTAAAGTGTTCCTATTTTTACTCCATTCATATCATAAACATTTGTTGTAACCATATAATCGTTATACATATAAACAACCCCTTTGAATTTTATTTATTCTTCATTAAAGGCCTTGTTATTTTCGCGTAAAAATAAAAGAAAAAGACCTAACATGAGTCAGGTCGATTTTATTACGCATTAATAAACTTATATATCGCTATTTCGATATCTGTTGCTTTTCTAATTTGTATAAAATCTTGTCCATAAATCATATTATTATCTTTTCCTTCATATACATAACCTTCAAATATAAAGCTGTGTTCTCCTATCATTTCTTTTAATATATCTAATAATCTTGATTTCATTTCTATATTTTTTTTCATAATAAATTCACTCCTTATATGATATGGTTTCATAATAGGGCGTGTTATTTTCGCGTAAATTGTCGAATATCAATGCCGCTCTCTTTAGCTAGGTATAAACTCAGTTCGTCCGAATAAGCCTCAAGAAACACTACTTCTTTTATCCCAGCGTTAATTATCATTTTCAAGCATCTGGTACATGGTTGCGTGGTGACATAGAGTGTAGCTCCTTCACAGGATATCCCGTATTTAGCGCATTGAGCTAGTGCGTTCTGTTCAGCGTGTACAGCAAAACACTTTTCTAGATTTGTCCCACTCGGGCAATTTCGTCTTAAGCAATATCCACGATCTGTACATTCTTTTACTCCTATTGGAGCTGCGTTATAACCAGTTGCTATAACTCTATTATCTTTAACTATTACACATCCGACTTGCCTAGAAAGGCAGCCACTTCGAGCAGCCGCCAATATAGCAAAGTCCATGAAATATTCATCCCAATCCTTTCTCATTTTCTTTTCTTGAATCCTTTCTTGTTGTTCTTAGGAATATCTTTTTCTTTTTGTGCTTTAATTAGTTGTCCTGTTGTTGGGTAATACTCGTAAATATAAACTACTTCTCCTTTGTCGTCCTTATACTCTTCTGTAATTTTAAATATATCTCCGTCAACTATCGTTTCTGTAATTACATAACCTTGTCTATACTTCTTGTTTTCTTTTACTATTGTATTCCCCATAACCAAACCTCCTAATTAATCACATTTAGAATATCCGCAATTTTTACAAACTACACATCCGCCTTCAGCTGCCATTTTTACCCCACACTCTGGGCAAGCGTTTTCCTCTGGTTTATGTGAAGCGAAGTCTTCTCCGAATTTATGCCACGTAATATCTTTTGCGTTTTTATTAACTGTTTTCTTAGGTTGTTTGTTGTATCTTTCATATTCTTCTTGTATTGTCTTAGCTACCACGTCACCGCAGCTTAGACCGTCTATATGCTTAACTTTGCTACCTTTAGCTTGAGAACAAGCAGAGCACTTAACGCCCTTAGTTACATCAACTATACTGTCGATTGTCATTCCTGCTCTCATACAAGCAGAAGCATATCTTCCAAGACATTCGGCATTAGCTACACATCCTCCAGATTTACCTGGGTCTATGAATACTTCTACTAAATTATCATTCTCGTCTCTGTTGATTGTAATATAAAGGTGTCCGCATGCTACTTCTTTAACGTAAGTACTTCCGCTTAGTCTGTTACCAAGCTCTTCTCTTGTTAATGGCTCTAAATAGTCAAGTTGGTGTACTTGAGGTGTTGCTATAATATCTTCTTCGTGTATTTCTATCTCTGGTTCTTCTTTCTTTTCTGCCGGTGAACTTAATATAGCAAGTCTAGCACAGTTCTCTCTGAATACTGTTAATCCTTTTAAGTTTCTTTCCCAAGCGTACATATAAAGTTGCATAACGTCTTCTACAGTTGCACTCTCCGGTAAATTAACAGTTGAGCTGATAGAAGCGTCTATATGGTGTTGCCAAGCTGCTTGCATATCTACTCTATTCATTGGGTCTAATTGTTTAGCTGTAACAAAGAAGTCTGGTAATTCTGAAATATCATTCAATCCGTGCTCGTCCATATATTCCTTAACTATTGGTGTATAAACTGTGTAGAACTCTTCATGACCGTGTAGAGATTCTGTCTTACGAATATAATGTGTATCATAGATTGGCTCTATACCACCAGATACACCAAGCATAGTTGATAGACTTCCTGTTGGAGCTATAGTTAATAATTGAGAGTTTCTTAAACCGTGTGTATTAACCTTAAAGAAAGTCGTTGGTTCTGTGTTGTATTTGAAGAAGTCGCTATGGCTAACCTTATCAAAATCAAACATTGGGTAAGATCCTTTTTCGCTTGCTAATTCTGATGATGCTATTATTGCCTCTTCTATCATCTCGCTAGCTATCCAATCACAGCAATCTACTGCATCTACGCTACCATATTTTAATCCCATTTTAATAAGCATATCCGCTAATCCGAATACACCTAGTCCTATTTGTCTCCAATCTCTAACAGAGTTTTGTTGCTCTTCAAGAGGATGGAGCATTAATCCTTCGTCTAACACTTCGTTTAAAGCTATAACACCTATTCTAACTGCATCCTTAAATCCTATAATATCAAAGTTACCGTCTTCAACGAATGCTGCTAAGTTGATGCTACCTAATAAACAACTACCACCTGCTGGAAGCGGCTCTTCGGCGCAAGGGTTTACTCCTGCAAACTCGAATCTGTCATCTTCTGATAGCAAGTTAGATCCTGTAATTGTATTCCAGAATAGCATACCAGGTTCTCCGTAGTTCCAGTTGTTTTCGCATATCTTTTGGTAAATATCAGGAGCGTATACTTCTTTAATTATATACTCGCCTGTTTCGTTTCTTCTGTATTGTAGACAGAAGTTCTCTTTGTTTTTAACTGCTTCCATGAAATCGTCAGACATTCTTATTGAAATATTAGCTTTTGTTATCTTTTCTAAATCATTCTTTATAGATATAAATTCTTCTAGGTCTGGATGGTCACATGCTAAACTAAGCATTAATGCTCCTCTTCTTCCGTTTTGTCCTATAAGTCCTGTTACTAAGTTGTAAAGTTCCATGAATGATACAGCGCCAGTTGTTTCTTTTGCTGAGTTATTGATTCTAGCCCCTCTAGGAGAAAGTTTAGAAATATCAATTCCACAACCTCCACCATAACTGAACGTACGAGCAAGTTTTGATGCGCATTCAAATATAGATTCAATGTTGTCTTCTGGTGGTTGTATAACGTAACAATTAGAATAAGTTAGTTTTCTGTCGTGTTTACACATTCCTCTGTTTGATAGTATTCTGCCCCCGAATAGGAATTTTTTCTCTTTTATAAGTTCTTTAACTTCTTTGTTTCCTCCAGATACTCTGTCTAACCATTCATCGAAAGTTTCGTTGTTTTGTTGGTATTTCTTTTTCCAAATATCCATACCTAATTGGTTATCTTTCCCTAGCCATTGTTCTAATTTCATACAATCAACCCCTTTACTTTTTATTTATCTATCTTATCTTCCAAAACATCTAATAATATGTGCATTCCACAAAGTAGAAATATCATTAATACTGCTCCAAATAAAGCCCATAGTGCTGCCATTTATTCTTCACCTTCCATTTCAATTTTTGGTAATAAAGCCATTAAGAAATTAAAAACCTCTCTTTTATAGTCATCTATTGTCCCGTTGTTTTCTACCACAAAGTCGTATTCGTAGTTCGCCACATTTGCGTCTGCAGGATTCGAAGTTATCTCAGGTACATTTTCGTTATCTATGAATACAGTGAATGCACCGGTTAAGTCTTTCATCATCTCTATATCTTCTGGGTCACGAATATCAACCGCAAATAGTACTTCTTTTATCTCGTCTTTAGCAAAGGCTTCTATTCTTTCATACACATCTATAAAAGACATGTCTGAATATTCGTCTGTAAGTTTCTTAAGCTCGTATAAGAATTTTCTATCTTTTTCTTCTTTACCGCCTTTCCAACCGCAATCAAGAGCTACACACTTAACCTTCTCTATGATTGAGTATTTATAAACAGGTATCATACGGCTAAGTAACTCCACAAATGTGTCTTTACCTGCTCTAGGTTTACCGTTAACTATTAATACAGTTTTTCTTACCATCATAAATATCTACCTCCTTAAAAACTAACAAAGCTTGATTCGTTGAATTTCTTCTTACTATTCAAAGCTTTTGCTATTGCTAAGTCTATACCTGAACGCGACTTCAAGTGGTAATAATATAAATCAGTGTAAGGTGTGTTAAGCCTGTCTATCCTTCCAGCTGATTGATGCATTATCTTGTATGAATAATTTTGGGAGAAGAATACTATAGTATCCGTGGATATGCAGTTCCATCCCTCAGCACCGGCCGTGTATTGGACGAGATATACCCACCGACAAGCAGTCGGCACCGGTTCATGTTTGTGTCCATTCCATTCGGCTACAACTACATCTTCTCCGTAATATAAATGTCTAAGTATCTCTAATTCGTAATCGAAGTTGTAGAATACTATCATCTTTGGATGTGATTCAAATATCTCTAGTAACTTAACTGAGCGTGACTCGTCTGTATTAACTATCTTTCGTAATGCATAACATAAACCACTTGCATTTACTATAGGTTCATCCTTCCAAATATCCCAGCGTCTTTTCATAACGTCCTTATAAGTTGGTAAATCGTATTGTACGTAAATATCCTCATGGTGCTGCACAGTCTCTCTTTTGAAATCCATATCTATTAATATCATTCTTCTTTGTCTTAACAGTCTGCCTGTATTTATGAATTTTTCTATCTTTGGAAATTTCGAGAATCGTGCAAACACGGCGTGTTCTCTCATAAATTCTGTCTTGTTTTTATAGAATCCGTTAGCTATGAATACGGGAATATAATCAGTCCATGTATCCCCTGGTGTAGCGGATAGTAATATCCATTCATTTACTTTTGTTATCTTGAGAAAGGCTTTAACCCAAGCTCCACTACCAACAACTCTTTGCTCGTCAAATATAAAGAATGCGTTTGTTACGTCCTTATACTTTCCTATATTGTTCCACGAGTCTACCACGATCTTGTGTGAATACATAGTAGAGTCATCGTGAGTTGACATTAGGAAGTGTGCTAGTTCTCCTTCCCATTCTAAAGTATCTCTCTTTCTAGCGGTTGTGATAATATAAAGGTCTAGCGGAGGATCTTCCATTGGAATATAATCCCCGCCAGTAAGGAATCCTACATCTCCTCCGTTTTGAAGGTAATAATAAGAAAGAGAAGTCAGTGACTTACCGCTACCGACTCCTCCGTTTAATATACATCCAGTTTTTAAATTCTGCACCGCCTCTAGTTGATAGTCTCGTAAGTTTATAGCCATGTTAGCTCCTTTCTAGAAAGGTATATCCTCATCGTCTAGAGCGTCGTATTTACCAGCAAATACATCTTGCTCTATCTCTACATACATTGTTTTTAAATATGCTTTTACACCTTCCTTACCATTTACTTCCCAATTATATGGTCTTATTATTAAATCTACATTTGCTATCTCTGCGAAGTCTAAAGTTCCTATAGTATCTTCGTCTAACGGTGTTTTTGTCTTACCAGCTATCATTACAACCTTAGGTGGGAAGTTACCAAACATTACAGATACTTGTAAATATGGAGTTGGTTCTTCATCTTCATCTCTAGGTCTTAAGAATTTAATATTCCATCCGTCTTCCATTAGTTGTTGTGCTACTTCATGGTCAAGTATTACACAGAAGTTTCTATTACCTTTTCTGTTGAACTTACTTTCTTCTCCAGAGAAGTTTTTAAATATAAGTCTAGCGTTTTCCATTACTATATTATTAGTTGCTTTATAAGCCATAAATATCAATCTCC